GTGATCTCGTTTGCGTGTAAAAAATCATTCAATGCCTTTTCGCGATTGAGTTTCGCCGCGGCAAGTTTTTTGTTGCGATGTGTTGCGCCTCGTGCTGCGTTGCAGGGTTTGCATGATGGTACGAGGCCGTCGTTGTGTGTGCCTTCGCGGTCTACTTCGACCAGGTGGTCGGCTTCGGTTGCGGGTCGGCGTCGGCACCAATGGCAGATTGGGTTGTCTGCGAGTAGGGCTTTGCGGGCTTGCTGGTAGCCGGGTGATCGGTATTCTTTGCGGTTCATCGTGGCTCCCCCCATCCAGCTGCGCCCCCCTGAGGGGGGCTTGCTGACCAGGGTGCATGGTCGAGCGTTGTGTCGGGTTCAGGTTCGTGGTTCATGTTTGTTTTCAACCTTAGTGATTTGTGTGAGGGCAGAGAGGTGTAATGCCCACCCCGCGGCTTGCCTCTACCCGCGTCCCACTAACTGATTTGTTGAACATCATCGCCTTGACGCTTTGCCCCGCCACCTTCGTGTTGCTGTTTTAGGGCGCGTCAATCTACCCGACTCACGCCGTGTATTCGACCGAGGCGCGACCCTCGGCAGATCATGATGCTGGCTGGGATCCCATCCCCGACTTAGCTCCCCGGGACACAGGGAGTACCAGCGTTATGAAGTTGTAGAACTTTAGTCGACGTTGATTTCGGTGCTGTACCAGTAGGCCTTGACCGCTTTACGCAGCGCCCACCGCAGGTACTTCAGCAACTCATCCTTATGTGACTTTTCCATGTCCAGCGCGTTGACGCGCGCAATCATGTCGATCAGTTTGTCGGCTTGCTCAAGGCTCATGTCAGCGTTTCTCCCATCGACGTGCATATGCGCCGCCAATTGCAAACAATGTCAATGCGATGCTCATACCGATGACCGCGTTGATCATTGCGTATCTTTCTTTAGGGCGTCGATAACGCGGTTGGCTTCGGCGATCGTTAGGGCTTCGGGCACAGCTGCATCACTAGCAAGCACCTGTTGCACATAATTGAACAAGCCCTCTTCATCAAGCGACAGTTTCTTGGCGAGCGCCTTCATGTAGCCGACCTGTTTAGGCGTTGCGGCTTTTGATCCGCCGACGGTGCTGATGTATTCCGGCGCAACGGGCGGGGCATCCGATCCGGGCGCAAGGTTGCCCGCCCCCGCCCGCTGCACCTTCGCCATCTCCTGACGGGATGGTCTTTTGCCGTGCGTCGCGTAGTCGCAGTTAGCGAGCGCACGACCGATCGCAGACGTTTCACAATTCTCGACGAATGATGTTCGGTTGACTGGGCTTGAGCCTTTGACTTCTTCGGCGTAGCCAGTCGCGGTGGGTGTCGCCTGGCTGGCGTCAAAGTAGACCTCGGCGCGAAAGATGCAGCTGTCGCCGTCGTAGGCCATCATCGCTGTCTCAATGCGTCCGGTCGGATGGTCGGCCCAAAAGCGGGCCAGCCGATCCTCGACGGTTTCGTAATTGCTGAGATCAAATGCCATTAGTAGCCCCGATGCCAAAGCCAACGGCTGATGCCCATGCCTAGAAACATGCTTGCTACCAGTATCACGACGTGTCTCATGCGGCTGCCCATACTGTGAGGCGTTGGGCGTGATCATGCTGGCCGCCACGGTTGGCGTGGCGTACGGCGCCGGTGTTCACGATGGTGCGGCGTCGTACAGCTGCATTGAGCCGACCAGCAAGCCCTTTGGTGACGGGGAAATGTTGGCCGAGTTTGGCCCACACGTCGTCAGCGGTGAAGTATCCGATTTCACGCGCACAGGCGTCAATAGCGGCATCGACTTGGCGTTGTTGTGCGGGTGTCCATTTGGCGTCGGCGACCGCCTGGCTGATCTGCATTGCCTGCCCGTACGGGGTGACTGGTTTTGCGGTTGGTACGCGACCGTCACAGACGAAATGTGTTTTTCCTTGAATGTCGGGCCATGCAATGACGCCTTTGCAAATCGTGCAGTTCATTTGGCTACCTGCTCAGCGTAAATGGCGTCATGGATTGCGTGTAATGGGTTTGGACATACATCGCGGTAAATGTTGTCAGTTTTAGCGCATTGTTCACAACGGTAAAACTCGACAAAGAGTTTGCACAATGCTTTCCAGTCGGTTGTGTTCATCGTGCCTTTTCCAACGCTGCAATCGCTTTGTCAATGGTCTCAATGTCGTACAGCGGTTCCGGGTCGCACAAGCTCATCGCGTTGCGGATGGTGCGTAGGCGGCGGATGACGTCGCTGTGCGGGTTGAAGATTGCGTCGACCAGTTGGTTGAGCGCTTCGAGTTGTTTTGCTGATGCTGAGGTCGGCTGAAAGTTGTCGGCCATCATTTGTCGGGTCTCCTTGCTAAGTGTGTCGTCGGGATCTATGTAGGGATGTTCTATCACAGGTGTGTCATGGTGCTGTGGCAGCCCACGGTGCCCACCCGGAATTGTTGTAGATGGCGAGTGCGGCCCGCAGGTTTGCTTCAGGGATAAACAGTTCTGAGCAGTCGGTTACGCCGACGCCTTGCACTTGTAGCCAGCCCATCGGCCATGCGCTATTTGGTAAACACCAAAAGCCGTTGATTTGGGTTAGACCGTATGAGCCGCCATGCGGGTCTTCAACGTTATGGGCGGTCGGTGTGCATCGGCTTTCGCGCAACATGACAACAGCCAACGTGTCGAGCTGATCCTCAGGCCAGCCAACTTGGCGGGCCAAGTTGACCGCGTCGTCGCACGTGGCGATTGTGGTTGGCAAGCTGGTCTCGGTGACGGTGGTTTGCCCAACCGTCGTAGTGGGGTACACGTCCCACGAGAGGGGTGTAGTCGTGGCGCTAGGTTGCCCTGAGAGGGGTCTAGGAGCCTCTAGGAGCGTCGTTAGCCCTAGGACTGCTGTAACTAGGGTGGCTAATGCGGCTAATGGGTTCAATGTCATGGCTAGGTTCCTTTCGTCGGTGATCCCACCCTAGGGGATCTGACGGGCCTATGCGGGAATACCCTCGAATACCTTGAGGAATGCGGCTTTGACGAGGTTTGGGTTGTCTGCCATTTTGGGTGTGATCTCGACGTGCCACCAGTCGCCACCGGGTGCCCCGGACACCGTGGCTTTTTGGTAGACCTGCCAGGCCATGCGGTCGCATCGCCATGCTCGACCGAATGGTTGGGGCCAGTAGTCGATGACCATTTGTAGACCGAGTTCGTTGGCGTTGGCTACGCAGGCGTCAATAAACACTTTGCTAAGTTGGCGGCCGTTTGGTTTGCCGCGCTGATCGGGCATATCGCGGTATGAGAGGTCGACAGCGCGGCCTGTAGCGTGTACTGACAGAGTGCCGGGTTTGCCTTTCATGTCGCGTTGCCCGTATGAACCGTTATTCCACAGCGAGCCGTTGGCGTATTTGATGGCTTGTCTGATCCATTCGTCCATGCCGGGGCGTGGGCCTTTAGCCGGGCCGTCGGCGGTGCCGATGTAGTCGGTGGCGCCTGGTACGCCTGGTTTAGCTTTGGCTGTTGCCACGGCCGTATGCCGAATCGTTGGGGTTGGCCCATCGCATTATGACGGGCAGGAGAGCTGCGGCGGCTGCTTTGGCAAGGTCTTGCGGGTCGGTGTTCCCGGTGGCTACGACAGCTGCAACGGCGGCGATAACGGATCGAGCGTAACTTGCAAGCATTGCTTTGGTTTGTTTGCTCATGGATGGTTCTCCGTGTGGTGATCTATTTTTTGTTCTATTCGGCCCAACGCTTCGTGTACCCGTCCGTGATCTTGATGGTTTTCTTTTTGGAACCGATGAATGATCGCAACGAGTACAGAGAAAGCGCCAGCGATGACAGCCACCACAATCGAAGTATCCATCGGCTCATGCCTGTGCGTAAGTGATGTTGACGCCGATGACGTCGTTGGTTGTCCAAATGAATGGGCCTGTTGCCCCAACTGTGCCTTCTTGTGCCCATGTGCCATTGACCAAAACACCAAACAAAGTGCAGCTTGTGTTTGATGTGCTGACTGGATAGTTCTGGAAGGTTGCTGTGCCTGTGTCTTGGAACGTTCCAAAACCGAGCGACATGATCCCCGACGAATCACGGGTAATAGGCAATGTGAAAGTTGGGTTGCCTGACACAGATGAGGTCGATCCAAGTACGGTGCGTCCGATGACGGTGACAACGTCGCCAACAATCTGATAGTTCCATGTTTGGGTTGCGTTACCTGCGGTAAAGCCTGACGTCCACGTTGGCGTAAATGATGTCCACGGCGTAAATATGTTTTTCCAAGCTGTGCCATTGTAAAACTGGGTCGCTTTCGTGCTTTCCAAATAGCACATTTGGCCTTCGGCCAGCGTCTTTTCTCCTGTGCCACCGAACGCCGCATCGCGGGTTGTGGTGGTTGCAAATACGGGGATACCCGTGTTGATTTGCGTTTGCTGTACTGCGGTTAGCACTTGTCCAGCGGTAAAGACTGGTACTGAGGTTTGTGCGTTGGCTCCCATAGGTTCTCCTATCCTAAGACATTCATGGCGTCGAGTGTGCCATACGTTGCGTCGTCCAATATGAGCTGATAGACGATCGTGGTGGCTGCGGTGTACAAGTTGACGCGGTGCCCGATATTGAAGTCAATCAAATGTTCAATTCCTTCAACCGACAGTTCTTGACCCAGGCTGGTTGTCCCGGTGCCCGTCTGAAATGTTTTTTCAATGGTGATGGTGTCACCAATGTCGATCGTGGCTACGGTGTCGCGTTGGGCGGTGGTCAGCATGGCGAATTTGGTGGCGACGTCGGTGTACCTAGCTTCGGGTTCACCATTGAGCAGATAGGTGGCGGCGTCGGCCAGCTGTGTCCCGGCGCTTTCTAACAGGCTGTTGGTAATTGCTTCGGTTTGAATGAAGTAGGTGCTGATTGAGGTCAGGTCGCTGGCGGTTGCGTTTGATCCACCGAGGTTTTGGACGTAAGCCCTATTGACGACGGAGTCAGCTTCGAATGTGATGCCTACGTTGTCGAACTTGACGCCTGTGCCTGTGTCTTTAAAATCGGCGACCGATCCGCTGAGCGTTGCACCGATCCTCGATTGAAATGTCAATACCCCATCACGTGACACGAATAGGCGGCCAAATTCTGAGGTGCCGTTGATTTGGTTCAAATATGCAAGCACGTTGGTGCCTGCGGGAACGGTGTAGGTGCTGTCGTGGCCAAGGTTGACGGTGCCTGTTGCAATATTGCGGGCGGTCGGCCCGGTCGGGTAATCAACTTCAGGCAGGTTCAACACGCTTTCAATGCGTTGACCTGATGTTTCTGGCGACACGTTGTAGGTGTCCATATAGGTTTGTGCGAGTAGATAAAACTCGTCGGCGCAGTAGACGCTGACCGTGTTCAAACCGCCTAGCGCGAAGTTGTAGTCGTAATTTACGACATAGCCTTTAAACAGGTATTCGAGGACGTTGCTGGCGTTGTAGCGGCCGAGGCGTACGCGGCGCATTGGTGCCAGGCCGGGCACGTTTTGGTTGGCGTCGTAGTACGGGCTTGACGTGTCGAACGGGTTGAAGATGCCGTCGGCCAGCGTATCGTTCAACGTGAATGTCATGGTGCCTGCGCTGAATTGATCGCCCTGATCTTTGCGACCTCGACGCACCGCAATGTTGAGGGTGCCATTGGTGACGTCAGCGAATTGTGTTGTGCCGTCCAGCACATACGTCGTATTGTCCAAAACGCCTTTGTATTGGTCGTCAAGGGTAAAAGCGTTGACGGTAAAGCCTGCGTCGATCTCAAGCAGGTAATTGCCTGATTGAACGATTGCTGTGCCGGGCATCAGACGTACCCGCTGACCTCAATACGGGCTGGGCCAGCTGAACGGTTGTAGGCGCGGATGCTGTCAACTACGGCCTGCCCAATCTCAGCGCTGGTCGCCAACCCGCCGTTGACATTGACGGTGATGTTTTCCAACATGGCGTTACGGGCGCTTGACGTAAACGGGTTGCTGGCGATGCCTGCCCCAAGCATATTTGGGGCTTCCATAATCTGTCGAACTGATGCGCTCCCGCCCCCGCCGCCACCGCCCCCTCTAGGCACGCTAGGAGCCGCTACAAGGACCGATCCGCCCCCGGATGAGGGAATGGGCACCCCAAGGTTTTTGTCGCCGCCTACGGCCGCTACGGACGCGCTGGAGCCACCCCCACCAATCTTGCCCATCTCGGGAATCGTAAAGCCTTTACCGCCGATGCCTGGCACCCAGTCAGGGATCTCAAATGACAAGCCGCCAAGGGTCGAATTCCATACGTCGGCGATCGTGTTGATGATCCGCGTCCACACGTTCAGCATCGTGTTCAAATACCCAGACACGAAGTCAACCATGACTTTGACACCGACTTTGACGGCGCTAAATACGGCGTCTACGACTTTTCTAAAGCCCTCAAATTTGGCGTAGGCGGCTACGAGAGCTGCACCGAGTAGCACGATTGCAGCGACTACCAAGCCGATCGGGTTGGCGGCCAAAGTGATGTTAAACGCGGTCTGCAAAAACGCTGCGGTTTTGATTGCCACGTTGTACGCGATGATCGCAGCCGAAAGTGTGCCGATTACCCCGGCAAGGATGATCACCACGTCGGCGTTTTCCTCGACGGCCTGCGCCATTTTTGTAATGATCGGTACTAGGCGCTCGAGCAATGGCAAGACGGCTGCGCCGATGCTTTCTTGCATTTCGGCGAATGCGATCTGCATTTTGGCCATGCCGCCCTCGGCCGTTTCGGTGAATGCTTTGTTGGCTCCGCCGAACGTGCCGCCAAGCACGCTGATGATCGTCTCCATGTCGGCACCCTCACGAATAAGGTTCGCCATCTCAGGGGTGAGCGATCGCAGGGCCTTGTAGTTGCCTTCGTACGCTTTGGCAAGGCTGTCGGCGACGGTGGTGGCGTCAATCCCGGTTGCGCGGCTGATGTCGAGGACGAGCGACATTTGGGATTGCGCTTCGTTGATGTCTTTCGTGCCACGCACAAGTGCAGCGAACGCTGGGCGCAATACGTCGTCAGCCACCGCGGCCTGGCGTGACATTGCGCTAATCGCTTTCTCAACTTCGGCTATTTGTTCTTGCCCAGCACCTGTCGAGTTTTGGAGCTGTACGGCAAGTGCGGCTTGTGCGGCCTCATCTTCGGCGGCGGCTTTGGCGGCCATGCCAAGCCCGGCAGCGAGTGCGCCCGCGGCTGCGATCGCAGGCACAAAGGCTTTTTCCATGCCGTAGCCGACCTTTTCCGAGGTCGTTTCAAGGCTGTTGAATTCTTTTTTGGCGCGAGCAATACCCTTGTCGTCAAATTCGCTGATGATGGGTATGCGAATACTCATATAGTTGCAATTCTACGATTTATCTCGTTGGCGACCTGTTCAAGCGCTTTGGTCATTTCGTCTTGTACGTCGGTTATGTGCGCTTCGGCTGATGGCCACATGACGCGGGACGGGTTGCCAGCGAACGCGGTCAGCGCGTCGCCTAAGCGGTTTGAGTTGCCACGGCCCGCAATGTCATAGATTGCGGCCGCCGGCTCTTTTTGAATGATCGTCACAACGCCGTCTTTTTTGCGTCCAGCATCAACTTTGACCTGTACGCCACGTCGAGCTTTACGCTGATCCCACGGCAACAGCTGACGCCCGTTTTGCGTCCAGCGATACCGCATACCCGACAACGCTTGTGCCGGGTAACGGCTTTGCGCCTCAAGCACAATCGGGCTGGCAATCTGCTTGGCATCCTTGGCAAATTGTTTGCGGGCCTCAGGGTCAATCTGCTTGAGGTCACGCAACATTTCCTTGACGCCAATCACTTCAACAGTTGCCATTAGCGACCCCGCTTTGCCTGTTGCTGTTGCAACTCAAGCACATGGAACACGGTGGTCATGTCTCGAGTGTCAAACTCCACTTGCGGCGGCCAATAGCCCGTCATAACTAAGACCTCAGCGAGGGAGCGTCGCCAGGTGCCGCGATGGTAGGGGTTTCGTCGGTGGTTTCTTCGATTGGCGTGATTTCCATGTCCGGGTGTTCAGCGACCCATTCACGCCACGTGCCGGGTACTTTGTCGCCAGCGAGTTTGCACAGGATGTATGCCCAACAGCACATGTCAACGAAACCGATGCCTTTGCCGTCAGCGGATCGGCGGTTCTCTGTTTTTTCCCATTCGACAATCGCAAGCATGTTTGTGACCATTGTGCGGGGTTCGCGCCCGTCCTTGAGATCGATTTTGAGTTTGACGCGCATTAGTTACCTTTCGTCGGGCAAGGCTCCGCCAGCGCGGGCTTGCTTGGTTTGTTTTCAGCGCCGCCCGATCGGGCTGGCGAGAACATGGTTACGACGTGGCCTTTGCCAACGTGCCACCCGTAAACGTCAGGTCGATCGTTGAAAGTTCGCCGAGCGATGCGTTGATTGGGGTGTGGCTTTCAAGGTAGGCGCCAGTCAGCGTGTACTTGGGTGCTGTTGCCGATGGGGTGGCAAGACCAGCTGCGGTCGGTGAGATCTCAATCGTGACCTGAGTGCCGACAAGGCTGTAGACGCTGACTTCGGTTTCTGCGGCTGCGTACGACTGGTACAGCGTGACGGTGATGCTGTTGTTGGCGAGGCCTGCGGTGTAGGTGCGGGCCGTTGATCCAAATGCGGTGTTTTCCAGCGCCTCAACGTTGTAAGTCAATGTGGCAGCGGTGGCCTGATTGGTGAGATCGACCGTGGCGATCTTGATGGCCGGATTTGAGAGATAAACCGATGTGCTCATTTGCGTTACTCCTGTTCAGGTGCTTCTTTGACTTTAGACGACTTTTTTGGTTTGTCGGTGGATATGAAGCCGCCGTCAAGCAATCGCTGAATATCAACGCCTTCTTGTGGCTCGTACTTTTCGCCGGGTATGCCGACGCGGGGGCTAACAACGATGTACATAATTGCTCCTAGCTGGTTTGGGCTTGCATAGTGACGGTAAGATCGTAGGCGGGCAGCATTGAGCCGCCGATGTCAATGACGGTCGGGCGCCCCCCGGTAACGGCCACGTTTTTGGCTAGCAATTTGGCGCAAATGTTGAGCAGGGATCGCTGAGCATCCAAGTTGGCGGGGCCAAGGGTTAACACTTTGACCGGGAACGTAAGCTTTACGATGTTGTAGTTCCAGCTCTCCCATGATGGCGCGTCAATAAAGCAACAGGGCGGGACGATGTTTCGGGGATCGTTGACGACCTGTAGCCCTGTGATGGTTTGCAGGGTTGCGGTGAGGTCGTCGATGGCCTCGTTGAACAGGTCGGTGTATGCGGGTACGGGCATTAGGCCACCTGTGGGCGGTCAATCCCCAACAGCTGCTTCACCATGCCCGACAGGCCGACGACCGGGGCGGTTGCCATGCCGTCAAACGATGCAAATTGATCCATTGAGCCGCGCTGACGGTACAAAGCACCGCCGTACATAATGGTGCCTAAGGTGACGTCGCTCGATGGGCTGGTGCTGACGTTGTCAATGTATCCGGCTTCCTGTCGGCGTCGGTAGCAGAACTGGTTGGCGGCTGCGGCGCATTGCGTCAAAAACGCTGCGTCGCCTGCGGTTGCGGTGCCGATACCTAGCCAATCTTCAATGTTGGTTGCGGTGATCCAAGTACAGACGGGTGTGTATGCGACCGTCCCGGTGGATGCGACGCGATCAACGTCGCTAGCCGTTTTGGCGTACAGCACCTGATTTTGGATGGGTACCTGGTAGTCGTAGATTAGGTCGCCTTGAGTGTCGATGCCAAGGTACAGGTATTGCGGGAGCGCGTAAACCGTGTAGGAGCCATTGAACGTGGCGTCGATGCCTGTGACGGTGATCGCGCCGCCTACAACTATCTCTGAGGGTGTGAGTAGTTGCAGGACGGCGTAATCATCCAGCAGGTACTTGTGAGTGACCGTGTAATTGGCCATGATGCAGGCCTCCTACCCGGTTCAGCTGACGACGATGTACTTGACCTGATCGCTGTCGGCGATGAAGGTTGCAACGTACCCGTAGTACGAGAACGTGCGACCGAGGGTGCCGGGCACTTCAACCGACATAAGACCTCGTACCTGCTCGTAGAACTCGATCGCCTGGCCGCGGGCAACGTACAGGGTGCCTGCTGCGAAGTTGCGGTCTGCGACGAGGTTGAGGCCAAACGGGTTGAATGTGTTGGCGACCGTGATGTTTGCGGTGCCAAGTCCGTTGACGCCCATGAGGCCTGCTGCGCCTGCGTACGGGAAGATCGGGCGCTTGTCTCCGTCGAGCTGGCTGCCGAGCTTCTGCCATACGTCCGGCGACACGAACAGGTGGTCGGGCAGAAAGTTTGTGGCGTTGAGGATGTCGGTGGCTGCGTCGTACAGCGCGGAGATCAACGAGGACGGGTCGTTTGCGGTGACCGTCCAAGTTGCGCCTGATGCTGATGCGCCGTTCGTGATTGCGTCTGCGGCGATGTTGTCCGAAGCAAGCATGTACTGGCCAGCGAGGTCGCGCAGGATGATTTCCATTGCGGCTGGGCTGGTGAAGTCGATGTCCTGCACCGACAGCGTGACCTGACCAGCGAGCGTGGTCTTGGTGACGACGTTAGATGCGATGACCGGGGTGGTGGCCGATGCGCCCGTCAATTCGGTTGACTGGGTTGCAACCGACGGGTGGGTCGTCCACGTCGGGCGAATGAACGTCTTTTGGTTGCCACCGTCTGGCATTGCGCGAGCGCCGACAGCTGCGACGACTGGGCGGATGTAGTTCAAGTCCTGGAACACAGGGCCGAGAACTGGGACGGGCAAAAGACCTGGGGTGTCGGTGGTGAGGGTGTCACCTGCGGCTGCCTGAAGTGCCGACTGGCGCGACTTGGCGGCCTCGACGAATGCTTCGTTGACCTTGCGGAACGTGTCGCCACCGATGTGGTAGGCGGCCATGTATTCGCCTGCGGTTGGCATGCCAAAGTTGCGCTTTGGCTGTGCTGGGATTGGTGCGGTTGGGATCGTGGCCTCGACTGCTGCGGCCTCGACGACTGGTGCGTTGTCCATTGCTGGTGTCTCCTCTTGTGGGGTCTCTTGTTCAGTATTGCCGATTTCTTCTTCGGGTTGGTGGATACTTGCGGCGACTTCGGTGATGGCTGCTGCGTCGCCGAACGCTCCGACGGGCACAAGCGACAGTTCTACCCAATCGGCGGCCTTGACGATCATGGTGCCGTCGTCGTCGTAGCTGAAGTCGGTAGGGGTGACGCCAATGGATACTTGGTCAATGACGCCTTCGGACAGCATGATCATGGCGTCCTGGCCTTGGCTTGATGCCGAGATTTTGGCGGTGAACAGCATCCCTTCAGGGCTGTCGACGCGCTCGGTGACGACACCAACGGGCATTGTGCTGTCGTGGTACATGAACAGGCGCGGTGCCTTGCCTTCGACGGGTAATGCGCCTGGTTTGATGATGACGTCTTGCCCAGATGCGACGGTTGCTTTGACGTTGTACGGTACGGCGACGCCGCTGATTTCGCGTCGGCCTGCACCCTTACCAGCGATGATGCTGATGTCGGTGGCATGGAATTTGATCATCGGTTTGCGATCCTTTCTTGCGTGTTTTCTTGAATGTTGACTTCTGATGGTTCGTCCATTTTGTCGGCTGCGTATTCTTCTTCGAGGTATTCGTCAGCGTCGAATTCAACATAGGTGCCGCGTGGTAGCACGTTGTCCATTGACAGGGTTGCGGCGATCGCTTCGGCGTACAACTTGACACCGAAGATGTAGAGGTCGGCGCGGGCCTGTTGTGCTGACTGGTACGAATACGATCCGGTGCTGACGCCGACGAGGTATGGCGGAACGTTGCCGAGGCGGGCGGCTTCAAGCGCCGAGTAATTGGCGCTTTCAATCAACAGCATTTTGTCGGGCGTCATTGTGGTGGGCTCGTAGTTCAAATACTGGTTTAGCGCGGCGGTTTGATTGGTGGCTCGAGCTGCGTTGAATTGGGCGGCAATGTCGGTCAATTCTTGTGCCGACAATGGTTCGCCGTCTGTCTGCTTGAGGATGCCTGCGGGGATTGAGCTGCTGGCGTTGCGGTTGCGGGCGGCTTCAATTTTGAGCGCGGTCTCAATGGCGCCTGGTGCTGAGTAGATGAGCCCTTGGGTTGGGCTGAGGAATTGCACGAGGTTTGCGGGGTCAAGTTCGCCGCCGTTGAAGTACACCTGTTTGGATGGCGCAAACCACACCGGGCCAACCTGATCGGGCGTCGTGATTGACCCGGTTGGCAGACGCGTGAATGATGCGGGGTAGCCGTCGGCGGTGCGTGACGTGATGTACCAAAACGCGCGACCATAAAAGAACAGGTCGTCAAATGTCCACGCCATGATGTGCCCGTATGGCACGGTTGGGTCGGGTCGACGTAGCCATGACCGTGGTGCCAAATACACCTTGGTCATTTCTTCTTCTAGTTCGTTCCAAACTTCGTTGTACATCTTGAGTGGCATACAGCTGATAACCGATGCCATGAGGTCGCGCGCACGGTTGATTGCAGGCACCGAAATTGCGCGGTTGCGGGCTTCACCTTCCTGGTAGGTGTAGTACTGGCCGATCATGTTTGGGCCTTGCGCGTTTGACGTGTAGCCGACAGCGGCCTGCACTTCAGCAACGGGGGTGGTGCTGATTGCGGCGGTCTTTTTAGCGAACAGGGCCATGCGTCAAGTGTGCCACAAGCGTCAAGCGTTTATGTGTACCCGCCCGCCGACACGATCCCGACGAAAGGCCGGGGCGGGTACGTTGCGATGCTACACGCTGACGATCATTGGGCGACCGCTTTGTGCTGGTCGAGCGACCATCCCGGCTGCCCACACCATGCAACGCGCCAGCTCAATCGGGCCGGGTGAGCGTTGCGACGACAGCACCAAAGTGTTCTGCGTCTTGACCGCAACGGCACGTTGCACGTGTTCAGCCAGCATTGTCTCGCCCGTGTGTAAGAGCCTGCCCTGGTTGATCAGGTCGCGTACGACGGGGGTGAGTTTGCCTAGTTCGGCGTAGCCGACGATGACGCGGCGACGCTCAAGGTTTGGTGGGCAGATTGCGTCAATGCTTGGCGACATGGCGAACCGTACCGTCGGGTCGGCGGCAACCTCAGCCAGCTTGTCGTACAGGTCCCCGATCGTGTCGACGACAAACGCGATTGTGCAGACGGTGCGCCCGTCGGGCAGGTTGACGGCACGTACAGCTGCGTATCGGCTGTCGTCAAGGCTGGCCTCAATGGCGATGATGCCGCCCATCGGGATCGGGCCGCGATGCTCAAGCTCGGGCCAGCGTCCGGGTGCGATCCAACCGCGAGCGACCGTGACCCATAGGTTGAGGCTGGCGCGTAGAAATGATGCGCGGTCAGGGTTTTCGCTTTCCTGCTGCAATGTCTCGAGCGTCAGCGTGTGGCCGATGGCAGGGTTGCCCCACGTCCACGATGCCGGGCTCATCGGGTCGACGTGCGGGGGTGGTGACCATTCGGCCATGTAATTCACGGTGGGTTGCCCGCTGTCAATCGCGCGTAGCCCATGCTCACGCCAACGCTGGAACAGCACCGATGCCTCGGTACCGGCGGTCGACATGAACAGCGCAAACGGGTTTTTGCGAGCGCGTTGCGCTGGCATTAGACCGCCCTCAACGACTTCGGCGTCAACGTCAAACAGTTCGTCGACGATCAGCAGGTCAATGCTCATGCCGTGGCCCGCATTGTGTTTGGCGGCTTTGATCCACCACGTCGTACCGTCCGGCATCGTCACTTTGTTACGACCATAAGACCGTGACACATAGGCGCCGTATTTGTTTTCAAGAATGTCAGCCAGATCGTCAAACACCATGACGGCCAAGTCGAGGCGGTGCGCCACCGACACGATCGTCTGCTTCTCGCCGCGGATCTTCGGCATCTCAAGCAACCAAAACAGGATCACCGATTTGAGAATGATCGACTTCCCGTTCTGACGGGCCACAGACCCCAACGCCGACCGATGCACCAACAGCCCCTCATCATCAAACGTCAACGCCCGGTCAAGAAAATGCACCTGCCACGGCATCAACTCAAGACCCAACGCGTCCTGGCATATGTCCCCCACAAGCGGCCCGAACGATCCCGCCCCATCCGGGCTAATCGTTTCCAGTCGAGGCCGATCATGGCCAGTTGGCGCCAGTTCAGGCTGGTTCAAGCTGGTCTTGGGATATTCGAGATTGGGGCTCGGGGTGATCTCGTTTGCGTGTAAAAAATCATTCAATGCCTTTTCGCGATTGAGTTTCGCCGCGGCAAGTTTTTTGTTGCGATGTGTTGCGCCTCGAGCTGCGTTGCAGGGTTTGCATGATGGTACGAGGCCGTCGTTGTGTGTGCCTTCGCGGTCTACTTCGACGAGGTGGTCGGCTTCGGTTGCGGGTCGGCGTCGGCACCAATGGCAGATTGGGTTGTCTGCGAGTAGGGCTTTGCGGGCTTGCTGGTAGCCGGGTGATCGGTATTCTTTGCGGTTCATCGTGGCTCCCC